GTTCGACGCGGGCCAGCATGGCGTGCGCCTGATCGGCTGCGGCGACACGTCCGACCTGACCAACTCGTCCATCCCGCTCGACAAGCTCAGTGGGCATGACGGCAAGTCGATCACCGAGCTTGCAAAGGAATTGTCGGCGCACCTCAACATCGGCATTCACACGCGCGGCAGCGTGGACAATACGCCGTTCGAAAACATCCAGCCTTTGCCGGGGGAGACCCCGATGCAGTGCATTGAACGTTACGCGAAGATGCGCGGCGTGCTGATCGGCTCGGAGGCGAACGGCGGCCTCCTGCTGATCGGCGAGCATCCGGCGACCACGCTCGGGTGGCTGGTCGAGGGCATCAACATCTTGAGCGCCAACTGCGTCGTGCGCGACCCGATGATCTACAAGCAGATATTCGCCACCGGCCAGAACGTCGGCAGCGACAGCGCGAATGGCGATCCGCAGAACAAGCAGGTGGCGCAGGTCGATGGCACATCGACGCGCAATCGGCATCTGGTCGTGGTCGCGGACGTGGCCGACACCCAGCACGGCATCCAGAAGCGCGCCGACATGGAGAAGGTGTTCACCGAGGGCAGCGAGATCGAGGCGCAGATCACGGTGCAGGGCTGGTTCAAGGACGCCAACGCATCCGAGGACATCTGGCGGGCCGGTGAGTATTACACCGTCACCGCGCCGTCGCTGATCCTCTACGACGAAGTGATGGGATGTTCCGGCTGCTCCTACGAGCAGACCGACACCGGCACCACCACGACGCTGACCATGGTGAAGCCGATCCACATGAACGGTCGCTTCAACTTCTCAAAGGAGGCGGTGATCTATCGCGGGCAGGCGGCGCAGGAGGAGAAAGATAAGGCGGCGGCGGACGCGGCCTCCAAGGCGGAGGCAGGCAGGGTGCAAGACCTCTTGCGGAGGCGCGGGCGATGAACCGCAATAGCCTCACCGAAATGTCGGGCCGCATCATGCACATGGCGGCGCGCGTGACGCTCAACGTCGGCGACGATCTCAAGATGATGCAGGAAATGTTCATCGACGGGATGAACAGCGACATGCGCAAGGCGGTCGAACGCATTCAGTCGTTCGGCTTCTCGTCGGTGCCGCTGCCGCGCGACGAACCGGAAAAGCAGCAGCCGGGGTCCATCGGCGGGATCGAGCAGCCGAAGGGACCGGCGGCGGAGGGCATTGCGCTCTTTCTCGGCGGCCAGCGCAACCATCCCGTCATCATCGGCATCGACGACCGGCGACATCGGCCCATGGGGATGAAGCCGGGGGAGAATGCGCAGTACGACGACCAAGGGCAGATGACCCTGCTGCGCCGCGCGGGCCTATTCCTCCTGTCGCTCGATGACGACGGCCAAGGCACGGCTCCCGGCGGCAAGATGCTGCGCGACGCGAATGGTCGGCTGACCGGCAAGAGCCAACCGCAGACCCGCATGGTGTCGCTGCGCCATGTGAAAAAGACGGCGCAGGCGCGACCGGGCGTCGGCACCAAGGGCGGGCGGCGGATGACCGAGCGGCAGCGGGTCGCTGCGGACCTCAACAACGCGGCTTACAAGCACGAAGGCGAGACGGTGAACACCGAAGTCCGCTGCACCGCGAGCAAGGTCGAGATTTATTCGGGCGACACGGTGGTCGGAACCTACGACAAGGCGGCGAACACATGGACGCTGAACGAGAGCGGCGGGCAGTTCAAGGTCATCATCAAGGCCGATCAGATCGCGATGCAATACAAGGACAACACCCATTCGGTGCGGATCGACGCCAAGCACATCCACATGAAGTCTGGCGGGGTCGCGTTCTGGATGAATGACGGCGGCATCTTTTCGAGCGTGCCGATCACTCTGGCGGCGGACCCCTGCACATGAGCGACATCCGCTACTTGCAGCAACTCGACTTCCCCGCCTATGCGGTGAGCCTCGACTGGCTGCTCGACGACATGAACCTGCTGGTCGATGGCTTCGATCTTCAATCGGCGGTGATCGTCGCGCTCGGCACCGACGCGCTCGCGCCGCAATCGGAAGACCTGCCCGATCCCGACAGCACCGACCGACGCGGATGGTGGGGCGACTATGAGGCCGAGGAGATATGGGGCGGCTGGCCGGTCGGTTGCCTGCTCTGGTTGCTGCATCGCGCCAAGATCACCGGGGCGACCGCATCGCAAGGCTCGACCCTCTCGCGGGCCGATGGCTGGACGCGGGACGCCATGCGGCCCTTCATCGACAATCGCATCGCTTCGCAGATCGCGGTCGAGGCGATCAAGACCGACATCGACCGGATCGACGTGGGCGTGACCATCTATCGCGGCCCGGACCCAGCGATTGAGCTTCGCTATAGCGACCTGTGGGACGAGTTGGTGGGGAGCATCTGATGCCGTGGTCAACGCCAACCCTCAAAGACACCCGCCGGATGACGCGCGACTACGTGCTGTCGCAACTCAAGGCGAAGGCGATGGTGCCGAACTCCGTCCTGCGCATCATGTCGGACGCCAAGGCGGGCCTCGCCCATCTCGCGCTGCTCTATCTCGACTGGCTGGCGAAGCAATTGCTGCCAGACACCGCCGAGAAGGAATGGCTCGACCGGCACGGGATCATCTGGTTGGTGAACGAGGACGGCTCGAAGGGACGCAAGGCGGCGACCTTCGCCAATGGCGTCGTGCGCTTCGGCGGGACGCAGGGGTTCACAGTGCCGGTCGGCTCGACGCTGCGCGGCGCGAACGCGCTCACCTACCAGACGGCGACCGAGGCCGAGGTCGGCTCGGGCGGCTATGGCGACGCGGCGGTGGTCGCATTGACGGCGGGCATCGCGGGCAACCTGCCGGATGGCGACGTGATGGCGTTGTCTCCGCCCATCGAGGGCATCACGTCGGCGGAACTGTTCGGCGACATGACCGGCGGGGTCGAGGAGGAGAGCGATGACCAGCTTCGCGAGCGCGTGCTGCATCGCATTCAGAACCCGCCGATGGGCGGCGCGCAGGAGGACTACGTGACGTGGGCGCTCGCCTGCCCCGGCGTCACCCGCGCATGGGCGGCCCCGGAGGTCGGCCCCGGCACGATGACCGTGCGGTTCCTGATGGACGATCTCTATCCCGACAACTATGGCCTGCCGACCGAGGCCGATCTCAACGAGGTGCGCGACTACATCGACAGCAAGCGTCCGGTGACGGTGATCGACTGCTTCGTCATGGCCCCGGTGCTGTTCTTCTATGACATCGAGATCACCAACCTGACCGTCGATGACCCGACCGTGCGGGCGCGGATCGAGACGGCCATCCACGACATGGAACTGCTGCGCTCGAAGCCGGGTCAGACGTGGTATCGGTCGTGGGTTGACGAGGCGATAAGCTCGGCGGTCGGCGAGGAGACGCACGAACTCATCTATGAGACCACCGCCATGCCCGCGCCGGGATACATGCCCGTGCTTGGAACGGTGCTGTACGGATGACCGATAGTCATGTGACCCGAACCGGCGAGGACTACGCCGTCGCGATGCAGGGGCTGCTCCCGCAAGGGCAGGCGTGGCCGCGCGCATGGGATGGCGTCCTGATGACCGTGGTGCGCGGCCTGACGCGCATCTGGGGCGACTTCGAGTTGCGCGCCAGCCACCTGCTCGAAGACGAGAGCGACCCGCGCACGACCATCGAGCTATTGCCCGATTGGGAGCGCAATTGGGGCCTGCCCGACCCCTGCTATAGTTCGCCGCTATCGGTGGGCGAGCGGCAGAACGCGCTGGTCACTCGGATGACGCTCGAAGGCGCGCAGTCGCGCGAGTTCTTCATCGAGGCCGCCGCGAACATCGGCTACGCGATCACCATCACCGAGTATCGCCCCTTCATGGTGGGCATGGACGGCTGCGGCGACTGCCGACAGTACGGCGCGGCGGGCGCGCCCGACCCGCTTATGCGCAACCAGTGGGGCCAGCCGATCATGGACGCTCGCGGCGACAGGCCGGTGGCCGAGGGCGAATTGTCGGCGTGGCCGAACTACGGTCTCGGCCCGTTGCAGAACCGCTACTATTGGACGGTGCATGTCGAGGC